ACAAAATATTGTAGTAACAATTATAAAAAATGCAAATGATTAAAACATTAGTTATTGATGCGAACAATCTATTAAAGATAGGATTCCACGGAGTTAAAGGGTATTTTAATGGTGTTGAACATGTGGGTGGTATTTGGCATTTTTTAAATACCACTCGCAGATTCATCGAAGAAGGAAATTTTGATAAAGTAATCGTTGCTTGGGACGGAGTAACAAGCACATCACAAAGGAGGTTATTCTACCCCAATTATAAATTAAACAGAAAGGCACCAACGGATGAGAACTTAGAGTTGTCATTTAACAAACAAAAACATAGAGTAAAACAATACCTTGAAGAAATGTTTGTTAGACAAATTGAGTTTGAAAATTCAGAGGCCGACGATTTAATCGCATATTATTGTCAAATTTCAAAAGACGAACAAAAAACAATATTTAGTGGTGATAGAGACCTAACACAACTTATTTCGGAAGATGTGACCATATACTCACCTAATACCAAAAAGTATTATAAGAATGGAGATAACATTAAACTACACGAAATTGAGATACCCCACTATAATGTTAAAACATTTAAAATCGTTTCTGGTGATAAATCAGATAACATTGACGGTATATATTACTTAGGTGAAAAAACATTTGTAAAGTTATTTCCCGAGATCCTTGATACTAAAGTATCTTTTACCGATATTTTAACAAGGGGTGAAGAACTCTTAAAAGAACAAAAAGATAATACCGTACTTAAAAATTTGCTGACGGGTAAAACAAAAAGCGGTATATTTGGTGACGAGTTTTTTGAGGTCAATAAAATGATCGTAGATTTATCGGAACCGTTGATTAGTGAAGAAGGAAAAGAATTAGTTAAATTATATTACTCTGAGTCATTGGATCCTGACGGAAGGGGATATAAAAATCTAATTAGAATGATGATGGAAGATGGGTTATTTAAATATCTACCGAAAGGTGACGATCAGTGGGTATATTTTTTAAAACCATTTTTAAAGTTAACAAGAAAAGAAAAAACAAAGTTTAAAACAAAAAAGTAAAATTATGAAAGAACAGAATGATGTAACAAAGATTGAGTTTTTAATTACACTTAATAATAATTTTGTGGTACAAAGATTTTTTAACGTAAAGGGATATAATGAAAGAGCTAAAAGCTCAGTAGATTTGTATGAATACGTTAAGTATTTATCTGAGTCCCTTCAAACAAAATTAAGAAATAAGTGTATGGTTTATATGTTAGACAATAAATACCAAATAGAAGAAGACCCAACCGTTTTAGAAACATCAAATACAGACGGACCCGAGACATTTAACATTATTTTAAAGGTCGGAAATGAGACAATTTGTCATAGGGTTATTGATGCGAAACTATACCCGCCAAAGGTAAGATATACACTGGACATACGACCAGACATAAAAAACATTTTAAGAGAATTGACTGACATTTTATCAGATAAAAATTTATCTTACAACTACCTTAATTATTCGTTCGCGTAACTATATTTATTAAAACAAGGAACTAAATTTATAAAATATGTCAGACAAAAAGAACTTCGGATACTTAGGGAATACTTTTCAAATTCAACTATTAAACAATATAATAATATACAAAGATTTTACTAATTCCATCATAGAAGTTATTGATCCACACTACTTTGATAACCAATATTTTAAAATTATTTGTCAAATGATTAAGGAATATTATTCAAAGTACGATCACACACCGACATTTAATACCCTTGAACAGTTAACTAAGTCAGAAATCAGTTCACCGATGGCTCAAAAGAGTGTTTTAGATACATTAGATCAGGTTAAGAACGTATCCGACGAAGGATCAATATATGTTCAAGAAAAATCCCTTAAATTCTGTAAACAACAAGAACTCCAAAAAGTAATGACCAAAGCTCAATCAATCATCGATAAAGGTGATTTCGAGAGTTACGATAAGTTAGAAGAAATGGTAAGGGGAGCACTTCAAGTTGGAGAAGTTGATAAGGGAACTACCGATGTGTTTTTTAATCTTGATGAGGTATTGAATGATGATTATAGACACCCAATCCCAATTGGGGTACATGGTATAGATAACCTTTTGAAGGGTGGTCTTGCTAAAGGTGAAATTGGTGTAATTTTAGCACCGACCGGTGTTGGTAAATCAACATTTACAACCAAAATTGCGAACCACGCATTTAACTTAGGGTATAATGTTCTTCAAATATTTTTTGAAGACAACCCAAAAATCATCCAAAGAAAACACATAACACTTTGGACAGGAATACACCCCGACGATCTTACTGAAAGTAAAAAAGAAGTTATGGAGACGGTGAAAGAAATTCAATCAACAAGAAAAAATAAGTTGATAATGAAAAAATTGGCATCCGATACTGTAACTATGAGTCAGATTAAAAATCAAGTAAGAAAGATGATCGCCGAAGGGATAAAAGTTGATATGGTAATATTAGATTATATTGACTGTGTTGTTCCTGACAAAAATTTAGGTGACGAATGGAAAAGTGAAGGATCGGTAATGCGAGGATTTGAAGCAATGTGTCACGAGTTGGATATAGCTGGATGGACCGCAACACAAGGAAATAGATCATCAATATCTTCGGATGTTGTAACAACAGATCAAATGGGTGGATCAATTAAAAAGGCACAAGTTGGTCACGTAATTATTACGGTGGCTAAGAGTCTACAACAAAAAGAAATGAATTTAGCAACCATCGCAATCACCAAATCAAGAATTGGTAAAGATGGTGTTATTTTTGAAAACTGTAAATTTGATAACGGTATGTTAGAAATTGACACTGAACAAAGTGTTACGTTTCTTGGACACGAGGAACAAAAAGAAGAAAGAAACCGTAGCCGAATCAAAGAACTTTTAGAAAAGAAAAAACAAAAAGAACAAAAAGAATCTTAAAATAAAATTATTAAAATAAATTAAAATGGACGCATCACAACAGATTTTATCAGATCTAACGGTTTATATGAAGTACGCAAAATTCGTACCAGAATTAAATAGACGTGAAACTTGGGGAGAATTAGTAACCCGAAACATTAATATGCACATTAAAAAATATCCTGCTCTCGAAAGTGAGATTAGAGAGGTATATAAATATGTGTACGACAAAAAAGTATTACCTTCTATGAGGTCAATGCAATTTGGTGGAAAACCAATTGAGCTCTCACCTAACAGAATTTTTAATTGCGCATATTTGCCAATTGACAATTTGGAGTCATTTTCTGAATCAATGTTCTTGTTATTAGGTGGAACTGGTGTTGGGTATTCAGTACAAAAACACCACGTAGATAAACTTCCTGAGATTAGAAAACCAAACCCAAACAGGTTTAGAAGATTTTTAATTGGGGACTCTATTGAAGGGTGGTCAGACGCAATTAAAGTTCTATTCAAATCGTATTTTGGTGAACAATTATCAACACCCGATTTTGATTTTTCCGATATTAGACAGAAAGGCGCCAGATTAATTACATCTGGAGGTAAAGCCCCCGGACCCCAACCACTTAAAGATTGCTTACACAAATTAAAAGGTATTTTAGAGTCAAAAGAGGACGGTGATAAATTAACAACCATTGAGGTTCATGATATTATTTGTCATATTGCTGACGCAGTCCTTAGTGGAGGGATCAGAAGAGCGGCACTGATATCACTATTCAATGCTGATGATCAAGAAATGATTTCTTGTAAAACGGGTAATTGGTGGGAAACAAACCCACAAAGAGGTAGAGCAAACAACTCGGCAACATTGCTAAGGCATAAAATAACCCAAGAGTTTTTTATGGGGTTATGGAAACGTATTGAGGCGTCGGGAGCTGGAGAACCTGGAATTTATTTCACAAATGATAAAGAATGGGGGACTAATCCGTGTTGTGAAATTGCGCTCCGACCAAATCAATTTTGCAATCTATGTGAGGTAAATGTTTCTGATATTGAATCGCAAGAAGATTTAAATAACCGTGTTAGAGCGGCAGCATTCATTGGAACATTACAGGCGGGTTATACTAACTTTCATTACTTAAGAGACATTTGGAAAAGAACAACTGAGAAAGACGCATTAATTGGTGTTTCTATGACGGGAATTGGATCTGGGGTTGTTTTAGGTTATAATATGAAAGAAGCCGCAAAAATCGTTAAAGAGGAAAATGAACGAGTTGCTAAATTAATTGGTATAAATAAATCGGCAAGAACAACAACTGTAAAACCTGCGGGGACAACATCATTAACATTGGGAACATCATCAGGTATTCACGCTTGGCATAATGACTACTACATTAGAAGAATCCGTGTTGGTAAAAATGAATCGATTTATGGGTATTTAAGTGAAAATCACCCAGAATTGGTTGAGGATGAATATTTTAGACCCCACGATACTGCGGTCATATCAATCCCACAAAAAGCACCCGAAGGCGCGATTTTAAGAACTGAAAGCCCATTCCAACTTTTAGAAAGAGTTAAAAAAGTAACACAAGAATGGGTTAGACATGGACATAGAGGGGGTTCAAATATGCATAATGTATCTGCAACAATCAGTTTGAAACCTGAAGATTGGGAATTGGCTGGAGAGTGGATGTGGAAAAACAGAGATTTTTATAATGGTTTATCTGTTTTACCTCACTCTGAACATACTTACATACAAAGCCCTTTTGAGGATTGTGACGAAGAAACATTTAATAGATTAAACATGTCGTTAACCAATATTGACTTAAGTAAAGTTATTGAGTTGACAGATGAAACGGATTTAAGTGAGAGTTTAGCGTGTTCGGGCGGATCATGCGAGATTTTATGATTAATTAACGTTATATAAGTTAAAAGGAATATGTTTTCGTATTCCTTTTTTAATTATTGGTGATATTTATAATAAAACACCAATAATGTTATTAAAGGAATTAGCCATTAGAAAAGAAAAACTTGTAAAAGGAAAAAACAGGTATTATCTTTATATTTTTAAATGTGGGTGTGGTAAAGAACTATCGGTACAATCTTCATCATTAAAAACACATTCTGGAAAATGTATGAGATGTGTGCAACTTAAAGAGCCGTATAAGTACATTTATAATGAATTAAAATTACATAAAAAAAATGATACTAAGGTTGATTTAACGTTTGAGGAATTTCTTGATGTAATTAAAGATAGGGAATGTCATTATTGTGGTGAGGAGTTAAACTATGAAAAATATTCTAGAGTTTGGGGAAAAACAAATAGTAGGGCACACCAATTAGATAGGAAAGATAATGATTTGGGGTATAGTAAGGAAAATGTTGTTACTTGTTGTTGGGGATGTAATAGGTTAAAATCTAACAAATTTACTTATGAAGAATTCATCCAACTATCACCCATCTTAAATAAAATACGAATCGAAAAAACTAATTAAAATGACAGTAAATGCATCTAAAGATTGGGTTCAACAATTATACGTTAGAGAATTCGGACCAAAACTACAACCAAACGAGTTTTACTACGATAAACAAGGACGAATGGTTATGACTGAAGAATATCATAAACGTAGGGGTAGTTGTTGTGGTAACGGATGTTTACATTGCCCATACCAACCCAGACACGAAAGAGGTAATAAAACATTACAAGAATCCCAACGTTAAGTCGGGATTTTTTTATTTATATAAAATTATACTACATTATATTTATTAGATATGGCAAACGGAACGACTTACGGTGTTAATTTTCCTTTTAGAATTAGTCAACAAGGTTATTATTTTTCTCTCTCTCAAACAACTGATGAAGAAATAAGGTCAGAT